TATAGGTGAATTCCTGATTTACAGCAGTTTACTTTCAGCAGCAGATCAGATATTAGTTAGAGCTTATTTATCTAAGAAATGGGGTATAGCTTTAGTATAGCTATTTAATAAACTTAAGCTAAGTTCTTACCAGCTCTTTTAAATTTGTTTATTATTATTTTGACTAAACTTACTATTCCGCTGATTGCTATTATTGACATTTTTTTTTTGATTTAAGATTGGTAATTAAAGGTAAAGCTATAATATAACCTTCTTTATCAACGTTTAGAATTTTCTTATAATCAAATACCGGACATTTTTTGTCTGATACTTCACAATGGCCATGAAAACTAATTTTACTATAACAATAGTTAATTTCTTTGCAAAGCTCTATTAATGATTCAAATTGTTCTTGTCTAAATAAGTCTTTATGGTTACCACTTAGACAGATTGCTATTGATCCGGTATTATGTCCTTTTTGAGCTGATGGTATAGCCTCTAAATCCCTTCCTTCTTCAATAGTGCCGTCTTTTCTTATAAAGTAATGATAGCCAACGTCTGACCATTTATTATCTCTTATATGCCATTCTCTAATTGTCTCAATATTATCATGAGCTTTTACATCAGAAGCCGAGCAGTGTATATAAACTTTATTTACTTTTCTGTTTGGTTTTTTGAATTTCATTAATTATGATTTAATTGATAATCTTTTGCTAAAATATCTACATTTAGAACATTGATTATATGTATAGCTCTCATCATAATGTGAGAAACTTAACTGATGTTTACAAAATAATTGCTTAAGCCAAATAATCATAAGCTCTTTTTTAGTTTTTTTTCTGTTACTTTTCAATATAATAATATTGCTATCTCTTAAACAACTTGGAATATCCATTTATTTATCCTTTTTATGATCCAGTTTTTCTTCAATTCGGTTTAACTGATCTATAATTCTATCCATTAAAATATTTATATCATTCTTAGTCACATAATCCTTAAAAAGATTGTCTCTAGTTTCGGTTATTACTGCTTCAATGTCGGTTATTGCTGCTTCGTTTTTATCAATTCTGTTTTTAAAGGTTCTGCCTATGGTGATGATTAAGAGGGCAAAGGCTGCTATTGTTGATATTATGATTTGTGTTATTGTTAATATTATGGCTGGGGTTATTGATTCGTACATTTTAAAATATTTACTGTTTAATCTTCTTCAAAGATGTTCTTTACCATCTTATTACCTTTCCAGACAATAATTGAGGGTTCGCATAGATCGTGTTTCTCAAGTAATTTTATTAATTCTTTGGGATTGATATTATTCTTATTATCGATATGACTTACATAGCCTTGAGTTTGTAATTTTTCTACAATAGATTCACTACAAAAATCTTCTGTATCATCAGGATCTTTTTTAAAGATTTCTCTTAGAAGAGGAATTTTATCAACTGCGCTGCCTATAGCGCCCTCCAAATCATATTTACGACCTTTTTGGGCTTTTGTATCTTCGTGCCATTTTTCAAAATCTATTGGTACTTTTAATTTATAAGCACGAATAGTTGAGTTTCTATGTTCAAAGAATTTCATATAATGAATTGATTCATAGCCAGTACCAACGGCCTGATTAACTAAATTACCACGTCTGGCGTAATTATAAGTATCTGCTACGTGATTGATATTTGACCAAGTGCCTAATTTAATTATAAATTTTACAGGGCTAGTAATAAGGTTTTTTAGCGTGAATTTAGCATCACAAGATAGTATGTATAGTTTATGTTCGGTCATTTTATATATCTAATTTAGATTGGGTGAATTTTAGGGGATGGGTAGAAAAATGTCAATATTGATAAAATAATACTTGACTCTTAAGTAACAATAAGTAACAATAGGTAACAAGACTTTTATTAACTTTAATTATAAACGAAATGGACGTACAAGATCTAATAAATGTAATGAATGGAGCTTCTAAACAAGAGGCAGCAAAAGAATATAATCTTGGTAATTTAATAAAAGATTTAAAATCTTACGATAAAGATTTAAAAATTATAATTGATGATGGTACTTTTCCTTTGGCAAAAGAAGATAGAGAATACGCCTTAGAAGATGATATAAAAAAAACCTCAGCATATGGAGAAGATTATTATGACTACAACAAAGAGACTAAAACAGTATTTCTTAGCTATAGAGGCTATTATAACCGTCTAGCTATATTATATAGCTTAGAAGACCAAGCTATGAAAGTAAAAGATTTACTGGAAATGGCAATTTTTATAAATGACAAATATCTCGAAGGCTATAAAGGCGGTGACTATAAGATGGGTCTATATACTCCTATATATATAGATGATTATGGAGATTATAGAGGAATAAAGCTAATTGGAACAAAGATTGAAGATAATAAGGTTATCTTAATTACAAGAAAAGAGGAAGAAAATGTCTAAATATTACACAACACATGAAGTGGCACTGTTATCACCTAATTATGGCAGTGCCAGAACCTTACTAAAGGCTCTTGGTGATAATCAAAAAGCAAAAGGCGAAGCTAAATTAAAAAATGATAAAGAGCTTTTAACAAAGCTTTCTAATAATAAGCTATCCAAAATCTGGAATTGTAGAACAAGAGAAGGTAAAGGTTGGTGTTATAGGAAAGACGAGATTAGTAGAATATTGGGGGGTAAATAAACAAAATGCTTAGACTTAGATTATCAATATTTATTACAAAAATTATTTATTTATGGTTTAGACCAAAACAAGAAACAGTTTTTGAATCAAAGCTCAGAAAATCCGGAAAATTCAAACAATGGCGACAATTATGCTCTGATTATGAAATAGCTAATTCTAATAATGATTCTTTTAGCAAAGGTATGCTTAGGCAGCAAATTTTAGATTTAATGGATTTTATTAAAAGAAAGGAGGCCAACGACCTAAAACAATAACAACTTTTAACTTTTTATTAACTTTAACTAAAATTTAAAATGACTGAAAAACAAATTATGACAATAGAAAATTTAACAATAAAAGAGGCTAAACAAAAACTTGAGGAATATAAGCAATTAAAAGAGTTGTTTAATATTCAAGATATAGAGAATATCAAAAGCATTAGTAATAAAAAATGTGCTTATGCACATCTAATGGATGAGAAAGTCTTTATAAGAACTGTTACGTTTTATTATACAGGTATTCTAAGGGAAGTTTTCGACAAAGAGCTACTTTTGGAAGATGTCAGTTGGATTCCTGATACTGGCGATTTTGCAGATTCTTTAAAAAATGGCAATTTCAAGGAAGTTGAACCCTTTCCCCCTGGAATAAGAGGAATTGGCAGAGGATCAATAGTTGATTATGGAAAAATTAGTTTCCAACTTCCTTTAGCACAAAGATAAAACATTATGCAAAATCAAGCTTTATTACGTGAAGGATATTTACAGTCTAGGTCTGGGTCTAGGTCTGGGTCTTGGTCTAGGTCTAGGTCTTGGTCTGGGTCTAGGTCTGGGTCTTGGTCTAGGTCTAGGTCTGGGTCTAGGTCTGGGTTTAGGTCTGGGTTTGGGTCTAGGTCTGGGTCTAGGTCTGGGTCTAGGTCTGGGTCTTGGTCTTGGTAGACACAAAAAAACCCAACAACTATTTAACTTTTTATTAACTTAACTAAAAATATCATGAGCAAAAAAGAATCAGACATATTAATTGATATTGAAGATCAGCAAGAAAACGCTGAATTTAGCAAACTACATAAAGCCAAGACGGTTGGAGCTTTAATAGCTGTGGCAATTCCGGGTACATTAGCTGGTTTTCCTATCTTAATAAATAAGAAACTTTCTAATAAACTTGTAGGGAATGAACCTGGAAAAATGGGTTTACGTGTTTTAGCTGGAGCTGCCGGCAGTGCTGCTTTTGGCTTTTTGTCAACTGCAATGACCAGTATTGTTGGCATTGGTGGTGGATTGGGAATATTAGGACTTTCTGGTATTACAATATGCGCCGCTATGCTTAAAATGAAGAATCAAAATATTGTTGGTTTTGGAGTTGTTTCTACTGTTGTGCTTGGTGCGAGCGGTGCTGGGATTGTTGTTGGCACTGCGGGTCTTGGTCTTGGCAGTGCAATAGCAATAGGCAGCACAGCCGGCATCGCAACGGCATATTTAGGCACGTCCAGCATAGCTGCAGTACACTTGCTCAATGAAAGATTTAGAAAGACCAGATATGATATAAGCGGTACTGACATTTACGGCAAAACTTTATTGCATTACATGGTGATTGATGACAACAAAAGAGGCGTAGAATTGCTGTTTGAGAATCCTCAAATAGATTCTATCATAAATATTTATGATGACGATGGCGATACAGCTTTTATGATTGCAAAATATTATCAGAATCAAGGAATAATTTCCTTATTTGAAAAGTGCAATAAAGAATCTAAGGCAATACTTGAAGAAGCAGTTGACGAGTCAGCAAAACAGATTTTACCGGCTGTGACTTTTCCCAGAGCTTTAATAAAACTTATCTCTTCTTTTGCTTTGGGTGGAGAAGATCAAGGCCGGGGTTCTCGGTAATAAATATTAACTTTTTATTAACCTTAATTATATAAATTATGAACGAATCAGATAAAACAATTTGGAAATATGAATTGATAACTATTTTTGGTATTCAAGAGATAGCAATGCCAAGTGGCAGCGTTATATTAACTCTTCAACTACAGAATGGCATACCTTGTTTATGGGTTTTGGTTGAGCCTGATAAGCCAATAGAAAAGGTAATAATCAAAGTTCTTGCCACAGAAGGTTCAGATATAATATCTCTGAGAAAATATATAGGTACTTACCAAATTGGCGGATTGGTTTTTCATGTATTTAATATGGGTGTACAAAAATAATGACCCAATAAAAAACCCCGACTTGGAGGCCGGGGCTACTTTCTTTATTAACTTTAATCATGAAATTATATTATGAATATTAAAAATAAGAATGCAAATCCTAAAATATCTGTGATAATAACTTGCTATAATTATGGCAGGTTTATTGATGAGGCTATTGAATCAGTTCGGAATCAAACATTTAAAGATTTTGAAATAATTATTATTGATGATTGTTCGACTGATGAATTTACAAAAAGTAGATTAAAGGAAATACACGATTATAATTTACCAAAAGAAGATAATTTTCAATTTACCAAAATAAGTAATGTTCTTATATTAAGAAAAAATATAGGAGTCTGTGAAGCAAGAAATTTAGGAGCAAAGGAAGCTAAAGGTAAGTATATTATTTTCTTAGATGCTGACGATAAGTTTCGTAAGGATTGCCTAGAGGAGATGTATGACGTTATAGAAAGAGATAAATATGACATAATAAGCTGTTTATATGAAACTTTTGGTAGAGAAAGTGTAAAGGAAAAGAAATGTAAAGATATTTTAGAACATACTGTGTGGATGGGTTATTGTTCTCCCACATCTTTAATTAAGAGAAAAGATTTTACAAAATTAAATGGTTTTCATCCTTATTTTAAAAATAGAGGAGCGGAGGATTTTGATCTTTATATGCGTTTAATGAATCAAGGAGCAAGACCTTATATAATACAGGATCATTTATTCTTTTATCGAAAACATGCCGACTTTAGCTCTCGCTGTGATCCTAAACCTAATTTATCAATAGAAGATAAAGAAGAAAAAACAGAAACGAGATTAAAAATAATCAGCAATAGTCCAAAAACTTACCAAGACTACATAGGGCATTTAAGACAAAGAATAGGGAGTAGAGAAAGATTATTAAAAAGATTGTTAGTTATAATCGGGATTTTAATAAGCAGTCATGTCTTATACTTTTTGCTAATTGGCAATATTTCTAATTAAGTTTGAATCTCAGTCTTTATTAACTATAATAAATAAAAAAATTATGAACATTCCATTTAAAAAACAAACTTTAGATTCAAAACAATATAAAAAAATGCTAGATTTAGCATTATTTTTAATAATGAATGATGAACAACTATCTAGTGACAGTTCTAATGTTCAGACTAAACGATATTTAATTCAGGAACTAAGTGAAGCAGTAGCCTATCATGAAAAAGGGCTTAAAGTAAATCAGGTAAAAGAAATTTTAGAATTCTTTAATGAAAAAGATTTAAAAACTATAAAATCTATTGATACTGAAATTAAATTATTTCGTTTCTTGGGAATTTATTCAAAGAAGCCTTTTACTGAAAAATACAATCCATTTAAAAAGACTAAGTCTTAATACAGTACATCATATAGACATTTCGGGGGCGAGTTTCATTGCCTCCGGCTGCAAGAGTAACATCGTTAAGACCAACGCCATTAGAGAAAAGTAGGCTTCCACCTCCAGGGCCAGCCGAATCATTTGTTAGGACTTGGTGAATATGAGTATGGCTGTCAAATTCATCTGCCTGTTTAGTACCAACATTATCCCCAGTTGTACCGTCTCCTGAGTCAGTTCTACTTCCTGCGTCAGGATCAGCACCTTTGCCGTTATCAAAGCCTCTTATAAACTCACCTCTCAAATCTGGAATATTGAAAGTAGTTGAACCATCACCTATGCCAAATCTTAACCCTATTGCTGCAAACAGAATAGCAAAAGTAGTTCTTGAAATAGGTGAGCCATCACATTCTAGCCATCCAGCAGGTGGTGTTTCAAAAGCAAAAGCACTTACCATTCCAGGAGGATTGCCGGCTTCTCTTAATAATGATAAATCTCCCAAAAATATCCAAGTCAATTCCCAAAAAGTAGGATTAGTTAAAGCATTGCCTATATTACCACCTGATAATGATCTATAAATATCGTCGTTAGTATCTGCCGCTAAATCATCAAGAGCATATGTTGTACCAGCATCATAATCTGCAACTCCTACAATATCATTACCCAAATTATCATCAACAGCGGATTTAAATAATGTTGAATCTTCGGGAGTGCGAACAATGGATTTATTTGCAAAGTATGTTGTAGTTAATGAAAATTCCGGTATTCCAACTTGTTGGATATATGCCAATTCCCTTGATAATAAGTATTGTAAAGTATTGAATTCTTCTAAAGGCGGAATATTTAAAGAAGCAATAATTCCTTTTTTCCAAGCATCTTCATAGTTGGTAAGTGCTTGCAATACATCTGGATCAGTTGATGTAATTGGTGACCCCTCCCTAGTTGACCCAAATTGTCTAAGATCAGCTACTGGGGCTGTGTTTCCAAAAATTTTAATATCTTTTCTAGATAATTTTGACATATTTTTAAATCAATGAGATTATTACAGTTGCATCTGTTACATCAAGGTTGGTAGCATCAGTAAGATTTTCTGCTTCAAATCTTATACCTTCGCCAGTTGATAATTCTATAAGATCATTACCTATTGATCCTTGAGGTTTTGCACTTGTGACATTAACAGTTGAAGCCCTTGATGATATTGTTTCGACAAAAGAAACATCTGATTTTGTTATTACCCCCCTCATGTCTTTTGTTCCTCCACCTGTCAATTTCATTGAGAAATTAGCGTTTACAGCTACCTTTATATTTTCATTACCATTGTGGATAACCCAGGAAAGGGCGTTAGTCCCGTCAATATGTCGATAATAAATAGTTCCTGAACCATCACTAGTAAAATCAAAAACTCCACCTCCGGCGGTTTCTGATATTTGATAAGTGCTTGCTGTATCAGTAATAATAAAATATTCTCGACCCTCAATAATTCCAGTCGGTAAAGTTCCGCCTGATCCAGGAAAAAATTGTATTATATCATCAGTTGAGAAATTGTGAGTGAATACGGTTAAACCATCTTCAAGAACAGAAGTTATAATATCTGTTGCCTCTGCAAATGTTGCCCTGTCCTGAAATTGCATTCTTTCTTGTAATCCACAAGTCCATCTTGCATTTATCGGCTCTGGTACATTTACGGTATTTATTGTTGTTGCAAGAACGCTGTTCAAAAAGTTTGCTTTTAAAGTTACCGTGCTAGAGGCAATACCCACATTTGATGAAAAATTAGCGTTTAGATAATCTTGTTTTAGACTATTTGGAGCAAAAATTGTTCCTCCAAGATCAGAATCAAATGTTGTATTATTAATATTAATTCTTGTTCCATTGTCTTTTAACGATTGTTGCAGGTTAAGGGCTGTTTCGGTAACCTCCGGTTTCAATAAATCACTAGCATCCAATGTAAAAAATTCAGCATTGCCTGAAACATCTATTAGTGTTCCTCCTGAGTCAAGTCCATCTGTTATTGATGATAATTCCATTGCCATTCCTATTCTAGGTTGAGCATCACTCCTATCAGCTGAAATAATACCATTAACAAAATTTGAAATAGAACAAAATACAAAACCAGCACTATTACATTTTATCGTTATCCCTGTTACAACACTGTCTATGACGCAGGTATTAAAAAAAATCGACCCTGCACCATCTGCCAAAAATCCATTGCCGCCGCTAGGAGCAGTTATTGTAAGAAAGCTAGCACTAAATATTAAATGATCTATAGCTCTAATCGCCGTTCCTGACCCTAAGTAAGCATGAACTACTCCCAAAAAAGCTCCTGTGATCGCAACAGATGCGCCTGCATTAACTAATAATTCATCAGAAGTCGTCACATTACTATGCAATTGATAATTTTTACCATCCTCCAAGGTTCTAACACCAGCGACAGCGACCGGATAATCATTTTCAGAATTAACAATAACAATGTTGGAAGCAAAATCAGTTAATAATTTCCAGTTCACAACATCAGTTAACGCATTATCAATATTATTATCAGTCAAAGATTGATATATCTTAGTACCACTATTAACTTTATCCCCAATAAAATACTCAGTTAAAGTATTATATTCTTGCAATCCTTTTTGGAGGACATGATTAATCTGGTAGTTATGAATATAATTTAAGCCGCTCCATTCATTTTGAACAGGATTACGAGTAAGGTTGCCCGCATTCAATAGGGCTGCACCAGCCCAACCTTGTTTAAATTTTGAATTTGATTGTAGAACTTCGGGGTCAGCGGAATTAGAAGGCGAACCGGCTCCTGTAGAACCAAATATTGTTAAGTCTGTATTTTTATTATCTTTTGCAAACTCTTCTAAGAATTTACGTACAAAATTAGTCATTGCCTTTTATATTTAAATATTGAGTCTTTATTAAAATATTAAATCATCATTGTTTAAAAATCTTCCTCCACCCACATCATTTACCATTAATCCATCAATATTATCTATGATAGTATCATTAACCATAAAACCAAAGAAGTTTTGAATCACAGGGTTCTCAATTAAATAAGCAAGTCGAACGCCTATTGGTTTAGGTAAAGCTCCCTTTTGTAAGGCAATTACAGCAAATGTCAAGCTTTCAGAATCAACAAGATAGGTCATTGTCATTGTTCCATCCGCCGAAGAGGGGATCAAATCTCCTTCAAAAACCTGTGTTACAGCATCATCAATTTCTCTATCTGAATGATTAATGGCATTTTGAATAATACGTAATTTTAAAATAAATCTGTAAGATTCGTCATCTAAAACTTGACTTGTTGTAAAATCAGTCAGTTCCGCACCTAAAATATGAGAAGTAAAAGTTAAAAATTGGGTAGAATCTACAGTTCCAAAAGCATCGTCGTTTTGGGTTACGTCATCCGCCAAAACACTAAAAAAATCTATTCCTTCTGTTATTTGCTGCTGCTGCCCATTTCTATCTATGCCAATATATTTACCTAATATATCTAATTGATTTCCAACGGCAGTATCGAGATTAAAAGCATCTTGTATTTGACCAAATATGTCGTTATTAACTATTCCTCTTGTATAATCTTCAATTTGCTGTTTAGCATTTGGCTTATCGGCATACTGTATAATCAATAAATTTACATAACTCTGTATTAAATCTTCTATTTCTTGAGATGTTAAAGACATTATAATATAGTTATATCAATATTAGTTGTAGATATTATCCACTTTTCGTCAAGATTATCTACATTTAAAAAATCTACAAAAGAGACATCATCATTGGATATTTCCATATTTAAAGGCACGCCCCCCCCCCCCAGTATTATTAATAGCATCTTGAGCTATTTGGGTTAATGAAGCAGTCTCCGCAGATTCGCTAATTCCATAAATTTTAGTATCTTGGATAGATTCCTTTATGTCATCTTCATTAAAAGATTGACTTGGTATAGTTGCTTGAATATCAAATCTAATATGAAGAGCTTTAGAAACAGGTCTATCAAATTTTACTGTTTTTATTTGACTACTCGCTAAAGTAATTTCAACCTCAACATCTCCTTTTAATCCGCTGCCAGTTGATTTTTTGGTAAGAATAGCGTTAGCAATATCTAAATCTGTTCCTCCTTCAACTATTGACCAGCTCGAATGAGCAGGAATTCCGTTAGAATCAGTAACATTACTATCATTTTCAACAACAAAAACATCTGATACATTATCCAGATCAAATAAAGTCGCCATTAATCCGTCAACAAATCCCTGTGAGTTGTTGGCGGGTGATCTTTGTCTTCTAGTTCTTAAATCGGGATCTGTTTCTTCATTAATGCCGGTTTCAAGAGCGGCATTAGGATTGTTAACAGCCGTTACGCCTAAAACTATAGTAACTTGATTTGTGATCGTGTTTGGGCTTGTTTCTACTTTACCTATGTTAGAAGCTTGAAATAATAGAGTTGAAGAGCCGGGAGCTAAAGCAACAGTATTTAATAGCTGAAATTCAACGCCGTTATCATCCCTTACAGTAAAGGGGCTTTCACTATCATTTAAACCTGTTAGATTAAGGTTACGATCAACCGTAATATCTACCTCTTGCTGGGTGAATGTTCCTGCTTGTCTAGTAATATTATTGATTGCTACTCTTTGATCTAATACTATGCCAACTGCCTGGTCGGGATCAAATGAATTGAATACTGCAAGACCTAATTCAGCTATGTCCTGTTCTGATTGAGCCTCATTATTAATTCGCTGTCCATCTGGTGAATTACTATCAACATTTATATCATTACCATAAATAGCCTTATACTCATTTTCTTTACGAGTGATACGAGTGTTAATAGCTTCAATGGTTAAGCCGCTGCCGTCTAAAATTGCCATTTTGCCTTTTATTTGAGTCCTATGAGCTAAATTCTAGCTCGGTGTTGCTTGAGTAAATTGTCGTTATATTATAGTTTGCAGTGTAATCTCTACCTGTCAAGACACTATCAAAACTATTAATTTTTAAGACCCCTTCGACTCCCACTAGAAGCCTTCTAATATCATTGTCTAATAAGGCTTTTTGATTTGTTGTGCTTAGTCTGGTTTTCCAGTCAATGCCGGAATTTTGAGCAAAGAAACAATCTGTTTGCCATTCTCTTAATTTGGTTTCTATATCCAATATAATTGCTTTTTGATCTCTTTTATAGGAAGATAAGCCTTTGCCGAATTCCCAATCTTCGTTTGTGTCTAACGCTCTTATTGATGTCATGTTTTTAATAATAAATTAAAATCAGTTTTTGCTTGATTTAAAGCTGTCGCTGTCGCTGGTGTTATTGATAAATTTCCAACAACTTGCAAAGCAATAATTGCGTCAATTAATTGCTCTATTAAAGTTTTTAGAGATTTGCTGCTGTTGCTAATCCCAACCTTAGAATCAAGGCTAATTTTAGTACCCTGAAAATTCATTTCAGCAGCAGCATTATTATAATCACCCAAAGAAGCACTATCACTAAAAAAACCCGGTATCACTAAACAATCTGTTAAATTATGTGTTCTACTGCTTGCAGGCTCATTACTACCACCATTATTAAACCAGTTTTCAATGTCTCTATCATTAAATAGAACTAAGCAATAGTCACCTATTATAACAGGACGTGTAAAACCTCCGCTGCTGCCCTTATTCACAAATACCGGGCATTCTTTTAATATGGGGAAATCTTTTAATAGGTTACCTTTACTCGTTGATATTATCGCCTTATCAACTAATTCTATATCTGCGGTTTGATTGCCGCTGCTAAAACCATTAATTATACCTACTCTATGACAATTAAAACTATTAAAAATATCAAGTTTTAATTCTTGTAGGATATCTGTTAAATTTGGTTTTGCTATTTGTTTTGACATTATCCACTTTTTGAAATTATCTCTAAACCGCCCAATAATTCTGAACCAATATAAAGCTGTAATTTTGTTTTAGCATCTCCCGAAACTGCACCCGAAATAGTGGCATTATGAGTAACTCCGTAAACTTTATATTGCCCATCATAAGCCGGATTAACTCTTGATTCCAACTCTACCAACTGACCTACTGTAATTCTTGGCTCAAAAACCATATCTATTTCAATATAAGTTTGTTGCCTTATAGGTACTGATAATAACCCCGTTTCTGATTTTATCAAGGGTATTTGTGCAATGAATACTTGATTGCTGTTCAACACAAATAATTGTTCATTATCAATGAATACTTCAAATTTATCTTTAAGAAATTCCGTTAATATTTCAAAAGTATTGCCAAAAAATGAAGTACTTTTTGTCAATTCTCCTTCTTGCGGGGCGATAATACCTTTTTCAACATTGAGTAAATCACCAGAAATAGTGTTAATAGCATCATTAATTTTAGTTCCTTTATTTAAAACGATAGAAGTAATACTATTAGCTTGACCATAAAGACCATCGTAAGCCTCTATGTTCATTATAATATCACCTCCTTGCCTAGTCGGGAAAGCTGTTAATATATTACCTGTGAATAGGGTTGAAAGCTGATTATATCCTGCTTGCAATATTATTCTTTTGTAAAACTCACCGGTGCCTTTATCTTTTATTCTGAATCTATCTTGAAAAAGTTTTGTTCTTGTGTCTAATCCTAAGTTGTATATTTTGAAAATACCTTTGTTTAAAGATACGGCTGTATTTCTGGTAACTGTGAACTCGATAGTTATAGGATCAGTTATCTCAACCGTTCCGCTATCGTTGGTTTCTATTGTTAATTTGTAATGTCTGTTTATTTTTCTTGCTTTACTCATAAACTAATATAAACTAATATCTAACCTTATTTTAAGGAGATTTTAAGTATTAATGATTTTATTAATAATTCAAGAAAAGAAAAATGGACGATTTTGATTATGAATTTCAAGACCTTTTAGATGAGTTAGATAATTGCCTAAATATTGAAGATTATAAAAAGAATTATAATAAAATGTTAAATTGCGTAAAAACTGGCGATCAACTAAATATGGTAATTCAATATAAACTTGAAGAAATTACGGGGTTTTCAGGTACTTATAATCAAGATTTTACAGATTTTATAAGAGTTATTAAATTGCTTGCAAGTAAAGTTAGTGTTGCAAAGTGTGGATTGAGAAGGGTAGAAGTTATTATGCAAGAAGACGTTGCTCACAGCTTAGGCTTATCGGAAGACTACACCCGGCTTATTTATAGTGTTCTATGTTCAAAAAACTGTTTAGAATATGGCACAAGTTTAAGGGGTGCTTGGATTTGTGAGTTGGGTGAGGAAGTTTTAAATATAGAGCTAGGAAGTAAATTTTTAGAAGTTATTAAAGAGAACCTATTCTAACTCCACTTTTATACTAAAAAAATCATCTTCAATTTCCTGAACCTCTTGAGCTGTCAAAATACCTAACTCAGCCCTGTCACTCGAAAAGTCATCAATAAAGCTCGGATCATCCCCATCTTCCGAAGTACAGCTTATGCCAAAGTCTAAAATTCTCCTAAACTGTCTTAATAGATTAGGATTAGAGACAATAGAGTTACCATTTATAACTATATCACTATTTGGCAAGTCTCTAATATTGTATATCCATCTTTCTTGCTGATCTAAAAACTCTAATTCTAAAGTGAAAGTCTCGTTGTCTTCTCGCTGTACTATGAACTTTTGTTTTGGGTCATCTGTAATTTCTGTAATTATTATCATTTTTTCTTGACTAATAGAAAGTTATAAACTAATATCAATTTATATCAATGAGTAAGGGTTTGTTTTTTGGCAGGAGTTTATTTTATTGAAGATATTAAGTTAATCAAGGATACAATGCTAAATAAAATTTGTACAGATTTAGAGACGAGTAAGAGGCTTGAGGAATTGGGGATTGAGGGGGAGACTTGTTTTTATGCCGTAACTTACTTAGTTGATAACGTTCCTCAATTTTGTGAATTTTATTGTTATCTGCTCGATGGTGAATTCTATAATGAATTTGGAACAAGAGCTACGTTACAGGTAAATGGATATTGTAGAGCATACACCCTTGAGCAGATTTTAGAGATGTTGCCAATGGGATTTTTTCAAAGATTTGAAGGTATAGGTGATAGTTGGACAGTATTTAAAATGATTACAGATGTAGATAATGTTAAAGGGTTTGAATATATATCTATTATGACCAAAATAATCGGAGAACATGCTAAATTATATTCATACAAAAGAAATACAAATGATAATCTTGCCACAACCGCAGCCCGTTTATTAATCAAACTCAAAGAGGATAGAATAATATGAATTTTATAGAGCATCCTATACTTACATTATTATTCTTTTTTGTAATAAATTTTCTGCCACTTGTTGTTTCAATAATCCGAAAACATAATGCTAAATTGGCAATTTTTGTATTCAACCTCTTCTTAAGCTGGACAATTATAGGCTGGATTATTGCCTTAGTATGGGCGTGTAATTCGAATAGAAAAACAAAAGAAAGTAAATAAATATGAAGATCAAGAAATTGAAAATTTAATTGCCAAGAGTAAAACCTCTTGAAAATATAGAGCTAATTGTACTAACCTTTCCCTGTGCCTTCCCCTGATCCTGTTGTTCTGTTCTCTGATTCGCTCCCCTTCCTTGAAACTGATCTTCTGCAAAAGGCGTAAATTGAGTCTGAACAGTCCTAAATTCTTTAAATACCATAGTAAAATCAGAAATACTTTCAGAATCCGCACTCTGCACCGCAGTTATAGTTTTAATTTCTAAATTATTAAAGAACCCCCACGGCGTATCAACAGCAACTAATTGCCTAGCGTCTCTCATAGCTCTAAAGAAGTTAAAAGCCTTTGCCTGTTCTCCTTCGGGGGGGTTAAGAGCTTTGTAAGCTTCAAATATATCCACTCCTCCTTGAGTAACGGTACCTAAATTATCTAAAGTCAATTCTCCTGTTTTAGCTGCTATAAGAGCGTTTCTTGCACTTCTGGCAGCATTTGTAAGAATTGGTAAAAGACTATTAAGTTCAACTAACTTCTCCACTAACTCTTGTTTTTTTTGCTTAGGATCAGCCTTAATAAACTTCAACTCTGAAACAAAGCCGCCTGTTGTAATTATATTAGGACGTAATGCAATATGATCTTGAATAACGCTATTATCTTCCGCAAAGTGATCTGTTGATTCTGATTCTAATTGTATTCTGGTTTCTTTTGGAATATCAAAAACAAAGCCGGCAACTCCTAAATTGAATATAGGAGAAACAACAAACTTATTGGTTAAGCTGTTGAGGATATCGGCATTGTTTAAAACTCCGTCTACTGTTGGAATTGTTACCATTATCTTGCTCCATTATTAAGTTGTGCTGATATTCCGCTTAATACTTCGTCAGCTACCACTTGAGGACTTTGCGCACCATCAATATTATTAACAACGCTAATATTATTAGTTGTATTTTGGCTTGAGCTAGTCCCCCCTGCTGATTCCGCTGGATTTATAGAAGGTATTCTTGAAAAAGTCTTTTCTAGTACCTCTTGGGTTGCTCCTGCCGGGATAGCACCACCAAATAAAGAGCCTACCCTTGAAGATAAATCATCTATCTTTTCAAAAATACCTCCGCTGAAAAAATCCTGAATACTTTTGAGTGCATCCATTAAACCATTGGTAAATGATATAGTTGCTTCAAAGAAAGCTTTAGATTCTCTAAAGGCAATTTTAAACCAATCAGTAACCTTGCTAAGTCCATTTGCTATTACATCATATACTTTGCCAAAAGCTGACTCACCACCTTTATGCCATACTGCAATATCTTCTAGGAGTCCAATAATAACACCAAATAAAATAAGCCTCCCTAGCCTCCTAAACCCTATAAGTACCGCAGCCAATAAACCGCTTACCGCAACTGTTATTACTTTAATGCCATTCTCTACACCAAGTAACTTCTCAATAAACTCACCAAGTAAACCAACTGACCTACCGATCGCTTGAACAAATAAAGTGATGCCTCTCGCTAAACCTGCTATAGTATTAATAATCTTATCGCCATTATCCCTCATCCACTTAAAGAATTTCTCAACCATTTCAATTAATAGAGGGGTCAATTTAGCTACTGCTTGATCCTTAAGGGCTTTAAATCTTAATCTAAGTCCCGTTATAGCAGTTCCTAATCTGATAATATTCTGACGCTGATTTTTATTTAAGAAGGTGTTCTCGCTTAAGGCTTCAAATTCTTTTCTTGATAGTTTTAGAATATTGATAAATTGAGGGGTTAAGCCTAATTGCTGTATAAGATTAGTTGCTGTAGCAGGATCAAGACCTTTGATAGATTCTCTTAACCGGTCTAATATTTGAAAAGCATCTTTACCGGCAGGATCAATACCAAGTAATTGGAAAGGGGCAATATTACCCTGTCCTAATCTTATGGCCGCTAAATTCCTTTCTAAATTGCCTATTGATTGAGATATTGTATCAGCGCTAAGAGTAAGATCAGCTAATTGTCCGACTTGGTTTAAACGTTGTAATTTATCTATTGCAAGACCTGTTTGATTGCTTAGATTTTGTAAAGATACATTCCCTTTTACAGTACCGTCAACAAATCTGTCTAATGCAAAAGCTCCGGCAATAAAAGCAGCTTTTAGGGTTACTATATCTCTTTGTAGGTTGTTAATGCCCTTCTGGAATCTTGCAAGCTTTTCTTGATCTACTTTGAGTCCTAAAGCAATGAATAAATCGCCTATTTTCATTTTCTTTGCCTTTTATGTTGACTTGTCAATTTATGTAAACTAATATAAATCTATTATTGAGTTAGAATAATATTATCGAGTTTATTGATTTAATCAAGATTTAGTTATGGATGAAGAACAGCAACATACTAATACTATTCTTAGTCCGGCAGAAGATATGGCATTAGATATAGTGAATTACAACACAAAAATTGATTTTTGGAGAATCCAATTTACAGAAAAAGAATTTTTTCCTTGCAATGGTATTGGCTTTATAGCGGAGGGGGAAGCTTCTATAATTTATGACGGATTAGGGAGGCGCATAGGGAGTTCCTCTATTTTAGATGAGTATATAAGAATAATGGGAGGCAAGGGAAATAAAGAGCATGATAATAATTATTATATCCTTTGTCAAATTTCTTACGAAGAACTACAAGAAATGAAAAAAATTAATCTTGCATTAGAAACATAAAAAAAGATTAATCCCCCTTATTCAACTCTCTCAACTGCATTTCATAATCACTACAAAAGTTTTGATACTCAAAAGTTTTTATAATCCAATCAGGAGTTGCCATTGATACTTTATGAGGATCTCCACCCCAAAAGCCAGTTTTAGCAATCTGTAAACAAATTAAATCAAACTCATTTATAATCAGTTCAACTTTAGGCTTATTATAATCTACTTTCCGAAGATGCTTGATATTAAACCTCTTATTCCGAAAAAAAAAGGTAGTGTGTATTCTTTGAGGACGTGAAAGAAAATTAAATTATAATCTTCTGGATGTTTATTTAATACCTCTTCTGTTATATTGGCACCATCATAAAGGCTGCGCTTTAAACATCTGATTAAAATTGCTCTGATCTCATCAGAAGAAGCAATTATCATAAATGCTTTTAAGGCTTCATCTATTAAGGTTTGCGGTAGATCAAGACCAGTCAAGCTTTTAACATCCTTAATATCTCCGCTTTTAATAATTTTAAAAACCTCATCAAAGATTTTGCCAAGCTTGATATCCTGTTTTAAGCATTCCTTTAATAAGACAGAATAAAGCTCCCATCCTATTTTACCCTCTGCCGGACTTAATTTAATTAAACCTTTTGAACCTTGTATTTCAATCATTATATGGTTCTGTCACCATTAGCAAATCTTAACCTATAAACTGAAACAGCATTGTCTGTATCGCCTTCTGCATTTTCCTTAGCGTCTACTTGTTGATAAATAACGCCTCCTTCCATTGAGTAAACAGCATTACCAACGTTACCCTGACCGTCTCCGATTCTTTTTGTGAAATTGCCTGTCAGCAAAACAAAAGAAGGTAAATCAGCTTTTTGTTTGATAAGAATTGAGTTAAAATATTTGTCATCTGGGCTGCCGGTTAGCAATCTCAATTCTGCTTCAATTATTTTACCTGTTTGATTGAAGGCATAAATGGCATTACCATTTTTACCAACAGTCATATTGACCAATTCATTTGGGAAAGTTGTAATAATATTATCAGCATTAGCAAAATCAATTATTGATCTATCGCCAGTTCCGTCATTTATAACTATTGTGTCATTTCCTGTTACCGCTGTTGTCATTTTATTTTATCTTTAAATTAATAATTAAGCTTCAACCGTACCAATTACATCACCTTTATGTATCGCTCCGGCAAATTTAATAGCTAATTGAACCAATGGGGCTTCTCGTGCATCTCTTTCAGTTTGAGATTGTTGAGCAATGGGCTGACTAAATATATAAAAACCTACATCAGTAATATTCCTTTTTAGGTCTTCCGGATCACCAAAAGTATCAGATGAATTCCATATTAAGCCCACGCCAATAACTCTGTTATTAACAAAACGTACTAATACATTTCTATAGGAATCTTTTAAGCCGTTCATCCCTGCCTCATCCTGAGGAATCTTAGTATTAGTGCCTTGTAAATAATTGAAGCCTGCAACTGCTAATTGCAGTTCTAAAGCTAGCTTATTATAAACTGCATCATAAAAGTTGTTTGCTTTATCTGATTTAATAGCATTTAAACCATAATTACCATAAGTAATAATTCCGGACAATTCAGCTTTATCAAGATCGGTTTGGATCAAATTAGCATCTGCAATAACATTAGTAATTGTATTTAGGTTGTCAGTTCTTGCAGTATTTACACCAAAGAAATTTACACTTGATTGTTTACCAATATAACCAGCTTTGAAAAGATTTGCATCTGCTAAGTTGTTACTATAAAATAAACATCTAAATTTCTCTTGCTCGGCAGTTGCGATATTATCGCATACAGAGCCACTTTCTAAAACGCTAAAGTCACTAAATTGATGAATAAATATTATTTGTCTTGCTTGTACAAAGGCTGCTAAGGTTGTTATTACTGCATCTTCCATTTGTAAATCTGTTATAGTATTATAAAACTCAATACTATTTTCAAGTCGTGTAATTGCTGCTGCTATAGTTTCACCACTCGAATCTAAGCCTGCGGCTGATGTCCCGTTTGCAGTATCAAAAAGAGTGATAACGCTTAAATCTGTTCCTGATCCTGCCGGTAATTGTGCAAATATTACCGTTGAAGCAGCGCCGACAATTTTAGATGTACCTTTTATGGTATTTCCAATAAGTTCTAATTTTAGATCTCTTATAGATGTTTCTTTTTGCAATATAGTTAATATGTCAGCCAAAGAAGTCGCAACGGTAAAGTCTAAATCTGTCAAATCTTTATTAACACCATTTAAGGTAATTCTTAAATCACCATCAGATACAGCTTGTAAGTTGGTAAGATTAGAATCTAAATCAATAGTTGTAAAGTCACCTTGAGTTGCTGAAACTGCACTCTGTAAGGGAGCTATAACTAATCTTCCACTGCCGCTTAAAATATTTGGAGATTGTGCAAAGATATTATTTGCCATTGCTTCGGTTACTGAACCAGTGCCAAAATCTGTTGCTACGTCCGAAGGGTTTAAATAAGTTCTAAAGTCATCAAGGTTTCCCGGTATTTCAGTAGTAAATATCATTAAACTATTTACATTCGGGTTAGGGAGGCCTATAGGGGTTTGTGTAAGTGATATATTAATGAAATTTTTAATATCGAGTACATTTGCCATTTTTGCCTTTTATTGAGTTAGTAATCTTCTATTGCAATTCCGGATCAGTTATTACAGCTGCATCAAAATTTGAGTCATAAAATACTACTGCTGCAATCCTTTCTGTCCAGCTTAGAACTGTAACCGTGAGTCTAAATCGGTTTAACATTCCAGTTCCTTCCGCTGCGCTTATATTTATGAACGGATTATTTATTTTTGCAACCCTAAATTGAAAAATCTCATATTGCTGTCTAGCAAAAAAACTATTTAAAGCCATTCTTACCTCATCTTGTCTAGTTTGGGCTGTTCTGTCTTTGCTAAATAACTCTATTGCAATCTCATCTTGGTTATTGATTGTCTGTACTTCGTTTATTCCGTCCTCGGTTTTATTTTCAACAAATCTGTTATTATTTGCAAAAGTTGTTGAGTTGACTTTTTCTAAAACAACGAATAAGCCGCTTGTTTGTGGTATCTTAAAATCTTGGTTATAAAGCCATACATCTTGATCTGTTAAGCTTAATTGAGTTTTTATAATATCTCTTAGGATTATTATTGGTTCTTGGTTCATCTTAATTAAAAAATATTTGACAATAAAGGAATCCGCCCATCACCATAAACAATAATTTAACAATCCATCCTATTAAAGTTTCATACTCCTTTTCAAGTAAAACTACTGTTCCATGTAATATAAGTTCAAAACTCATAACTATCAAGAAAATAGTAAAACTTATAAAAAACATAATTCCTATTACACTACTCATAATCCTTCAATAAATTATATTCAAAATAACCATTCAAACTATAATCACCCCGTGCTATAACTTCATATCTTTTATTTAGATATATAACTTTATCCCCGTTTGTTAAGTTTTGTTGTATTTTAGTATGAAGCTGCCAATTTTGCCAACTTCTTTTCCCTTCTGGTAACGCTTTTTGCTGCTCCATGCTTAAAGGCTGAATTACACCTTGAAATATAATTGATGTTTCTGTCTCTATTAATATCCCGTCACCATCTATTGACTGCGAGTTTTTAATTAAAGTTATTTCTGATTCCCAGCCGTTTAAGGCTTGTTGAATCTTAGGTATTGTCATTATTTTTAATCTTCAATTATAACCCAATCATCAGCCAACATATCTGTTTGTGAAGCTAGCCAAGGCACTTTTGATTTTAGAGCTTTGGGATTATTAGTTTGTAAGCCTGTAGTGTCTATAAATATGTATGGAGAAGTCATTTTACTATTTTTATCTGGTGTTTGCAGCTCAATAAAAATACCTCTTCCGTCCCAACCTTTTCTTGTTATTCTTTCGCCCTCGTGCAAACGTTCTAACGCTGTTCCAAAATTCATATTACAATATTAATTAATATTAAATTTTCTCAACCTCACTTGAGACTGATTTTCTTAATTCTCCTTTATCAATTAGCTTAGAGCTGCTTCCTTTTCTTCTTATTGTTTGTTCCTCTAAGTCTGCCCAAGTACCAAAACCACCACTTGCAAAGGCTTCTTGAATTATCGCCTCTGCCTTAATTCCAACTTGTTTAAATATCTTAGTCATGCCGTTTGGTTCTGTCAAATGTTCAATTATTAACTTACCTATTGTTTTATTAATTTCATCTTTCTTGATTATTAAAGGATCTTCTAAGAAGCGTTGGGAATGTTTCAGAAAGCTATACAGTGCCTAAATGGATTACTGAT